AGAAGTTGACGTGGCAGCACTGCTAGCCGAGAACGAGCGCCTAAAAGGGCATCATTCCAAGCTGCTGGAAGAAACCAAGACTGCGAAACAGAAGGCCGCAGAACTGGAGAAGGCCCAGCAAGACGCAGAGATTGCACGGCAGCACGAGCAGGGTGAATACAAGACCCTTGCCGAGCGGTACAAGGCAGAGGCGGAAACTGAGCGCAAGGCCTTGGTTGAGCTTAAAGGCAGCATTGCAAATCAGGCGCTTGATAGTGCCGCGATGCAGGCCGCACTGTCTGAGGCGAACAGCCCGGCCAATGCAAAGATCATGGCGCGGTTTATCCGTGACCAGCTGGAATACAGCGAAGCAGGCGTTATCGGCAAGGGCGGCAAGTCCGCTGATGACGCGATCAAAGAAATGTTTGCAACGGGCGACTTTGAAGCCCTGCGCAAAGGTAACCAATCCTCGGGCGGCGGTGCTCCCGGTAGTAAATCAAGCGGCGGTGCCGCAGTTGGAAACATGGGCGGATCTAAATCAGAACGCCAAGCGGCCATCGCAAAACGCTTTAACCTACCAGCCAATTGAGGTAACACACTATGTCCCTTTCGCAAATGCAAGTATTCAACGAATACATCATGCCAGCAACCATCGAAACCCTTGGCCAAATGGTTGAGAAGTTCAACGGTGCAAGCAATGGCGCTATTCGCCTGACCACCGAAGGTTTTAGCGGTGACTTCTTGCAGGAATCGTTCTTCGCTGCCATCCACTCGGCACAGCGCCGCGTTGATCGTTACGCCGCGCAAGCCTCTGCTGCTGCCACCGACCTGACCCAGCTCAAGCACAGCACCGTCAAGGTCGCCGGCGGTTTCGGCCCGATCCGTTATGAGCCGTCGCAGATGACTTGGCTGGACAAGCCGACCACCGAAGGCATCGAAGTGGCCAGCCGTAACTTCGCTGAGGCGCTGATGAAAGATCAGCTCAACACCGCCATTGCCGCCCTGGTCGCTGCAATCTCTAACCAGGCTGCTGCCACCAACGACGTGTCTGCCACTGCTGGCATCAACTACGGCTCGATGAACGGCGCACACGCTAAGTTCGGTGATCGCTCCGGTGATCTGGTTGCTCAGATTATGACCGGCGCGGTTTACCACAAGCTGATCGGCGCCAACCTGACCAACACCCCGCAGCTGTTCCAGGCTCAGGGCGTGCGCGTTGTGGACATCCTCGGTAAAGCGGTGATTGTTACCGATGCCCCGGGCCTGTATCTGGCCGGCACCCCGAACAAGGACTTTGTTCTGTCCCTGGCACCGGATGCCGCAATCGTTTCCGATGGCGCTGATCTGATCAGCAACATCGAAACCAACAACGGCCAGACCCGCATTGAGACAACCATGCAGGTTGACTACACCTTTGGTCTCGGCTTGAAGGGTTACACTTGGAACGAACCGACGGCGGTAAGTCTCCAACCGACGCAGAGCTTGGCACTGGCAGCAACTGGACTAAGGTTGCCACCGACATTAAGCACACCGCTGGTGTGATTACTATCGGCGACCAAGCCAAGGCGTAACTTGACGTAAAATAGAAGGGGCGGCTTAGGTCGCCCTTTTTACTATCTGAGGGATTGAACATGCAAAAGATCGCCTACGAAAAGCACCCAATGCCAGAAGGCCGTGAGGAGCAGCTGCGCCAAGCTGGTTACAAGATTATTGACATTCGATTCGCGCCTGCTGGCTATGAGCCAGTGATGCAGCCTGAGCCAGAAAAGCGCCCATACGTGCGCAAGGCTGAGAAGTAATAACCATCGCCCGCCATGTGCGGGCTTTATTTTGCCTTGTGCGGTTATCTGGCATATCATTTGCATAGTTAAATTGAGGCTCTGGAAATGGCTCTGATAGTCGGCACAAACACCTACGCAACAGAAGGCGAGCTTGGCACTTATGCCAATGATCGCGGGATCGTGATCGTTGACAGCAATCCGTCTGTGCTTCTGACCAAGGCAATGGACTACCTAGCCACCCTAGAAGACCGCTGGCAGGGCGAGCGCACCAGTCCGACACAGCCGCTCGCATGGCCGCGCACTGGCGTTTATGTGTACGGCACCGCGCTTGCTGATGACGCTATTCCGCAGAGCCTGAAAGATGCGCAGTGCCGGCTTGCGCTTGATGTTGACTCGGGCGTTGCGTTGTTGCCAACCGTATCAGCAGGCAGCAAAGGCAGCGTTATCGAGGAAACCGTTGACGTTGTGACGGTGAAATATGCCGAGGGCGCGAACAATACTCAGCCAGTATTCACGGCAGCCATGGGCCTGCTTAAACCGCTTATGAAAGCTGGCGGCGGAATTAACTTTGAGGTGCGTCGTGTCTGACTTCTACAGCGGCCTCCAATCAACCGCCACCCGCTTGCTGGCTCAGTTCGGCAAGCCGCTAACTTTGCGAATCCAGACCGGATCCGCATACGACCCAGACACCCAAACGAACGTGCCGACATACACCGACCACGCTGTCAGCGGCGTTATCGGAAACTATCAAGGCCGCGTCACCGAATCAGGCACACTCGTCCAGACCGACGACAAGAAAATCCTTGTGTCAGTCGGCGCCGCTCCAGAGCCAACGGCCGGCGCGCAGATTATCGACGGATCTACGGTGTATGTCGTGCAGACGGTTAAGGCGCTGAATCCGGCAGGCACTCCGTTGCTGTATGAGTTGCAGGGGCGCCGATGAGTTTTGCCAGCGACGTCGCCAAATACGCCAAGCTAGCAGGCGCCAGCGTTGACGAAACTGGGCGCGCGATTGTGCTGGAGTTGTTTGGCTCGGTAATCAAAGATACGCCAGTCGATACTGGGCGCGCTCGTGGTAACTGGCAGACCAGTTTAGGTGCGCCAAAAGACGGTGAGATTAACCGCGACGGGGCTGGGCCGGCACTTGCTGAGGTAGCGTCAGAGTCCGCCAAGTTCGGCATGGGCAAGGTCATTTACCTGGCGAACGGCCTGCCTTACATTCTGCGCTTAGAATATGGCTGGTCTAAGCAGCAGCCTGGCGGTATGGCAAGACGCAATGCAGCTCGGATACAGGCAATTGTCAGGAAAGCTGTATCCGATAATAAGGTTTAAACGTGAGACCAGCTGGCTCCGCTCTTTATCTCATAGATTGGAGTCCTACTGATGAATGGATACTTTTGATGGATGTGCATGACCCTTACGCCATCCTTGAGCATCTGCTTTATGTCAGCAGCCTGCTCTGCTGTTAGTTTTGAGGCTCCCTTTGACTCACCCCTAACGGTAGACATCCTGCCATTCCTGCCGGCGTGAGCCTGGTTATCCTTATGCGTACACCACTCAAGATTTTCCATGCAATTATTGCGCTTATTCAAGTCAATATGATTGACCTCATCGAGACATTCAGGATTTTTGCAGAAAGCGTCAGCTACCAGCCTATGCACAAGCCTGCTGGTGCATTTTCCATTTTTACTAAGTCCTACTTGCAGATATCCAGTGCTGTGATTGACTTGGCTTAATATGCGACCAGATAAATTGTATGAAAACCCATTGGCCTTTGTTATTTTTCGATCTAGACTCCTGACCCTTCCATTGCTGGAAACCTCGTACAGTCCTTCATATTCACGAACGGCAAGCCATTGCTCTTGCATGGTAATATCCTTCATCAGCAGGCATCGAATGAGGTCGCGGAAGGGCGTTCGATGAATTCACCTTTTCGCTCCGTCGAGCTATCCGCACAAAGAGGATACACTAAATGAGCTTCAACTCCATCCCATCCGCACTAATCGCCCGCTACCGATCCGGCGCATTCTTCACTGATGCGCTGACGGCATATCCTAACGCCACGTTTACCAAGCCTGCGCCATCGGTTGCATGGGCCTCTGTATTCGTCATCCCGGCAACCACTGCGCCGCTGTCAATCCGCGACTCTGACGAGATGGCCGGCGTGTTTCAGATTGATCTGAATTACCCGATCAACTCTGGCGCTGGCGCAGCTCAGGCCAAGGCGGACGCAATCAGGGCGCACTTCAAGCGCGGGACTGTGCTGTCTGGTGTTGAGCTTGGCGCGGTATCTGTCGCTAACCTTGGCCCGGTTGATGGGTGGTACAGGGTGGCGGTGAGTATTAACTACCGCAGCTTCGCTCCAACATAATTGGCACGCCTTTTGCCTTAGCACTATCTATGCCATAATCCTCACGCATATGCATGCACTCACTAGCGCTAGAGGATTACCACCATGGCAGACGCAGTAACTTTCGCGGGTACGCAAATCAGCATTTCTGCTGGCGTGCCCGTAACCTACGACGAGGCCGGCTTTGCCGCGCTTACCTATACCAGCGTGGGCGAAGTCTCCAGCGCTCCAGGCGATGGCGGCACTACCTTTGAGGACGTTTCCTACACCGTCCTTGGTCGTCGCGCAACCGTCCACCTGAAAGGCACCAGCGACCAGCCCGAAGAAACCATGGAAGTCGTGGTTGATCGGAATGACGCCGGTCAGATTATGCTGAAAGCGGCCCTGCTTTCTGACAATCAATACGCCTTCAAGGTCGTCTACAACAACGGCGAGATTGACTACTTCCAAGCGCTTGTCACTGGCAACGCTGGCGAAGGTGGCGACTCCAACACCGTCCGCATGCGCACTGTGACTTTCCGCCGTGACTACCGCGACGTTGTGTCGATTGCCGGCCCTGGCGTGTCGACCGTAACCCTGACCTACACCGCAGGCGCTAACGGTTCGCTGATCGGTGCAAGCCCTCAGGTTATCCCGCTTGGCACCAACGGCACCGCAGTTGCTGCTGTGCCTGCCAACCTCTACAAGTTCGTATCGTGGAGCGACACCAAGACCGATAACCCGCGCCAAGACATCGGCGTGATGGGTAACGTCACTGTCACCGCGACCTTCGCGCTGATCTAAACCATAAGCCCTCAGAGATGGGGGCTGCTTATTGGAGCTGTACGATGGATCTTAAAGGCTTGTCCCCGGCACAGAGCGCTAAGCTTGAATTGAAGCACCCGGTAACGTTTGAGGTAATCCCTGACGCTTACTTGATGGTGTTCGGCAGCGACTCGAAACAGTACCGCGCCGTGATGACTGAGGCAGCCCGCGAGCCGGCGGATAAAACCGCAGACGCCGAAACCGTCTACACCAAGGCAACCGAGCGCCTGGCGAAACTGGTCGCAGAGATTCACGGCCTGAAAGAAGACGGCAAAGACATTGCCGACCCGGTAAAGCTGCTGACGAACTACCCATGGATTCGTGATCAGGTTGACGTTTTCGTTATGCGGCGCGTTAATTTTTTGCCGAAAGCCTAGAGGCTGCGAAGTTATACGCGCGGCAACTGGGCTGGCTACACACTAAGCGGCCAAAAGCGAAGAACAGCAGAGGCAAGGAGCTTGGCGAAAATGCCCAGCTCCCGCCACTGAAAGGCGCGAAGTACTTGATGGATATGCTGCTGGAATGCGGCCTTGCTGATCTAGGTTGGCGTGATCTTGAGGCATGGCAAGCGCTGACCGGGACGCCGATCAATTCATGGGAAGCGCAAGCCATGATAGCCACAAGCAAGGCGTATTCATCGGCGGTCGCAGAGTTCACCGATAGCAACGAGCGCGCACCGTACCAGCCGCTAGATTTTGACCGCGACAAAGTGGCAGACCAAGTTAGAGGCGCATTGCGCAAGAGGCGTTAACGATGACCGAGATTGCATCACTAAAGATCAGCGTTGACGCAAGGGACGCAACTAGCGCCACTACCGCGCTAGATAAGATGGTTCCGGCTGCCGGCAAGGCGGAAAAGTCGGTAGACAAGCTATCGACGGCATCCAAGGAGTTCGGCAAGGTCATCGGCGGCCTTGCTGCTGCCTTGGCTGGCGGCGTGTTCTTTCAGGCCGTCATTCGCAACACCATCGAATCAGAAAGCGCTCTGGCTCAGCTTAATGCCACGATCAAATCGACTGCCGGCGCTGCTGGCCTGTCGTCTGATCAAATGGTTGCGATGGCAAAAGGATTGCAGGCCGTCACGACCTTTGGCGACGATGCAATCATCTCGATGCAGTCGCAGCTACTGACCTTTACCAAGATTGGTGGCGACGTTGTACCGCGCGCAACCGAGGCAATCCTTGACCTCGCAACCAAGATGGGCGGCGACCTTAAAGGCGCGGCTGTGCAGGTCGGTAAGGCGTTAAACGACCCAATCAAGGGCGTTGCCATGCTCGGCAAGTCTGGCGTCCAGTTTAGCGAAGACCAGCAGCAGATGATCACGGCACTGGTCGAGACTGGCCGACTTGCTGAGGCGCAGACCGTAATCCTTGCAGAGCTGGAAACCCAGTTCGGCGGATCAGCGCGCGCCGCTCGGGATACGTTCGGTGGCGCAATTACCGCGCTACAGAACGCATTTGGCGACCTGCTGGAAGGTTCTGGCGGAAACCTTAACGAAGCGAAAGTGGCTGTTGAGGGTCTGACTACGGCTCTGAGCGACCCGCGCGTTCAGCAGGCGTTTGGCACCATGGTGGCGGGCGTTCTTAATCTTGCGACCGCAGCAGCTAATGCGCTGCCTGATCTTGTTGCGTTTACTAATTGGGCCGCTGATTCGCTTGGCGCTGCATTTGGTGGCGCGGCGATTGGCGACATGATCCGCCTCGAAGATGAAATGGATTCTCTTCTTAAGAAGGCCCAAACGCAGCAGATGCTGCACGGCAAAGGCGTTCCAGAATATCTGCAAGTCCAGATTGACGCGACACAGGAAAAGATTGACCGCACGCGCGAACTTGCAGACATGGAGTCAGAGCGGGCGATTGCTGCTGCTTATGATATTGAGCTGGCAAAACAGCAGGCAGCAGTTACCGGAACGGTAACGACTGCCACAACAACGCTGACAGCCGCACAAGAAAAGGCAGCAACTGCTGCAAAAAAAGCATCAGACGAAAACGCAAGGCTCTCGCAAGTAAACGCCGATGCCGTTGCCGCGCTATCTGAAAAACTATACCAGGCTACAATCCCAGCAGAAGAGCTTGCAAAGCGTCAGGCCGTCTTGTCGCTTAATGAATACGCAACTGCTGAGCAGATCATGCAGGTAGAGGCGCTATCGACCGCGCTTTACAAGCAATCAGAAGCCGAACAAGCAAGAAAGGCGGCACAATCTAAGGCAGATGCTGGCGTCGGCGCTATGCCTTCAGGCGGATCGCTGCCGTTTGAGGTTGGCGGGTTATCTGCTGAGCAGCAGCGGCTAATCACCGAGCAAGAACAGTTAACGGCGTGGCGCGAAACAGAACTGGCTAATCAGCGCGCATTCCTTGATCAAAAGCTAATCCTTGACGGCGAATACGCCGCAAGAGTTGAGCAGATTAAAGCCCAGTCAAGCCAGCGCGAAAGCCAGATTGCAGCATCGTCGCAACAGGTGCAGCTTGCCGCTGCTAGCGATATGTTCAACTCACTGACAACGATCACTGCGCAGTTTGCCGGAGAACAGTCGGCGGCATACCGGGCAATGTTTTTGGTTCAGCAGGCAGCCGGCATAGCTCAATCTCTGGTCGCAATTAACACCGGCATTGCAATGGCTGCGGCCAACCCATTCCCGCTTAACCTCGCAGCTATGGCAACAGTAGCAGCGGCTACTGCTGGGCTTGTGTCGAACGTGGCAGGCGTTACCGCCAGCTTTGACGGCGGCGGATATACCGGAAGCGGCGCAAGGTCTGGCGGCCTCGACGGGAAAGGTGGATTCATGGCGATGATGCACCCGCAAGAAACCGTCATCGACCACACCAAAGGCCAAACAACTGGCGGCGCAGCAGTGACCGTTAACGTGATCCAGTCGAGCGAAAAAGCCGGCACCCAAGAAACCAAGCAGAACGCGGACGGATCGCAGTCGGTTGACGTGTTCGTGTCCGATATTTACGGCGACGGCCCGCGCGCACGCGCATTGCAGAACGCTTTCGGCCTTAAAAGGAGCGGCAAATAATGCCTAGCTTTCCACCAGAATTGCCGCGCCCGCTCCAGTCAGGCTATGGCTTGCAGCATGTATCGCCGTTCATCCGTACCGAGATGCAGTCAGGACGAGCACGGCAGCGGCGAACGTTTACGAATGTTCCTAGCTCCGTTTCGGTGACGTGGTTTTTCACTTCGCCTGGAGAGTGCGCACTGTTTGAGGGTTGGTTTCGTGATACTGGCGGCGCAGGTGATGGGGCGAACTGGTTCGATATGATCCTACAGACCCCGCTAGGCGTTGACGGCGTTTATCAGTGTCGTTTTGCTGGCATGTATCAAGGCCCGACGCTTGCAGCTTTCGACAAATGGCAGGTGACGGCAACGCTTGAGATTCGAGAGCGCCCATTGATAGAAGATGACTGGGCAATAATCATGCCAGGATATATACTGATGGCAGATATTTTAGACTACGCAATCAATAGGGAATGGCCGAGCGCATGACATATCAAACGAATAATCCAGTTGGCTCGGTAGACGTCCGCGACCTATATGACAACGCGGAGGCATTTGATAATTTCTCTGCCGGACTGCTTGACGCCTATCCAGACCGATTCGGCGTACCGCGCCAGTCTTTGCAAGGCATCCGTAACGCCGCAAAATACCAAGTGCTGGGCCCGTATGCTGCCGGGTTGGTGTTCACGACTAATGCACAGGTTTTTAGCTACATGGGCGAGTTCTACGCGCCCGGTCCGGCTATCACGCTGCCGTACACCACTACCGGTGTAGGCGCTGCCGAGATTGCAAACTTCCGATCGGTTGGTGACGCTATTCTGCGCAGTGACCTGGCTGATACGGACGGCGCCGGTCTTGTAGGCTACGATCCTGCCACGGTATACCCGCCGAATACCGTTGGTGCGGCCCTCGGGGCCAGTGTCGAGTCCGTATTCGCCCTGCTATCCGCCCCCAAGGTGTCGGGCGCGGTTCGCCTACTGGCCAGCTACCATACAGGGTGGGCGGCGTCTGCTACATCCCCCCCGAGAGGTGGCGGCATTGTGTCCTATGACGCCTCGATGCCTAAATCGCAGCACGACGGTATGCGCGTATTCAGCCCAACTGTGCCTTGGGACGGCACACAAGCCGCCCTGGCGGCCTTCTTGGCGGGCACAGGGGAAACTACGCCAGCCGGCAGCGGCTGTTGGGTGCGTTCGGATTTTCAAGGGACTGTTTTGGAGAGCGGGGCGCGCGCGGACAACACCACAGACGATCGGGCCGCGTTCCAGAACGCCATGGATCGCATCAAGAGCGTTAGAGTTCCTCAGGGGTCGTATGCACTGGCTGGCACGCTGATTGCAAAAGGGCACGGCTACCAGCTACATGGCGACAGCATGTATGACACCACCCTAAATTTCAGCAACGCCGGCCCTGCTTGGCAAAATGACCAGGCCGCTACGACTACTCGCTTATTCTGTGAGCTGACAGACTTACGCATTAACAATCCATCGGTCGGCGGTAATATCTTGGTCGACTGGAAGTCGCACCAGCACGGAAAGATTCACCGTGTCTTTCTGGCTGGGCAGCAGGTGGCGGGCTGCGTTCTGCTCCAGCTGTCAGCGGTATGGGTTACGACTGAATGCACTTATAACGTAGTTAGTCAATGTTACTTTGGGAATATGGCTTACGGTATTAGTATCGGCGACGGCGCTAATGATTGCACGATTAGAGACTGCCGGTTTCAACCGGGCCTCGCCCCTGGTGGTATTGGTATCTTAGCGAATGCCTCCGCCCCCGGGAGAATAAGTGTATTGAACATTTTGGATAACGGTTTTGAGTACCCTGGCGCAGTCACGACCGGCGTGAACATCCTACAGAACTGCGACAACGTGCGGATCGTTGGCAACCGATTCGAACAGCTGCTGACGGGCATTGTGATTGGTGCAACTGGTAACCGGCGTATCTCTGGCGCAAACAGAACAGACAACTACTTCGATAGCACAACCACAAACATTAACATATCAACCGGAGGGCGTTCGGCTGCGCCCGGTGTTGTTGCTGCCGGTACGTACACGGGGGCAGGGTCACTTACGGAACTCGGGGCATCTTATGGTCTAACCGGAACTCGTACAGGGGCGGGGAGTTATAGTTTTACGTACCTCGATACGAGCTACCCGGACAGCGGGCAAGTTGTTTCTGTGCAGTCTTCTCAACCAATTAACGTAGTCTCAAAAACCCCGACCGGTTTTACACTGACGTGCCAGAACATTTCAGTGGCAAACACCGATGCCGCTCAAATTTCAATCCGCGTCGATTACAACCGATGACAATCCTCAACACCTACTATGCAAGTGGTGGTCCTGATGTTCGTTTGTTCACGCTGGAGCTAACTTGCCCGGCGTGGACTGCACCTGTCCTGATCTGTAACGGCTTCACCGATAGAACATGTATCACTGAGGATTTGCGCACCTTGACGTTTATCGCCGCGGCCATTGACGTGGCGTTACCCAAAAAGGATAGCCGCGGCGCACAAAACATAACCATCGCCATCGACAACGTGAACGGCGAAGCGCAGGCCAAGATTGACGAGGCCATGGTCGCAGAGTCAAGGGTATCGGCTACGCTGCGTACCTATCTGCTGAGCGATCTAAGCACGCCTGCCGAGGCTCCGTATCGGATGACGGTGCAGAATGGCTCAATTGAGCAGCTTGCTGTGCAGCTAAGCGCGGGGTTCTTTGACCTGATCAATGTTGCGTGGCCCCGGTTGCTGTATACGACCAAGAACGCGCCGGGTCTGTCTTATCTATGAGTGACTCATGGCTTAACGACTACTTGCAGTCGTCATATATTGACGGCGCGCGTGGCGATTCTGGCGCATACGACTGCTGGGGGCTCGCCCGCGAAGTGCGCAGCAAGGTCTACGGCAAGCGCTTGCTGCCGTCTTGGGGCCATATCCGTAACACCATGCCGCGCGCATTCACTGAGGCGTATCACGAGCAAGCCAAGGAGCTGGAGGAATGCGCCCCGGAGCCTGGCGCCGTGGCGATGGTTTTCACCGGCCGGCTAATGCTTCACGTTGGCGTGGTGGTAGAATTGGAAGGCCGTCTAGCGGTGCTGGACATAAGCGCAAAAACAGGCTGTCGATGGCAGCGCATACCCGACTTCGAAGCGCCATTTGCCAAGGTGGTCTATTACCGTGACAGTCCTAATTTTTCCGAGCCAACTTGAAGGTGAGCCGCTAGAGCGGCACGAAACCTTTGCGGCGCAGACCGTCGAAGCGTGGTTATCGGCCACCGCTGCAAAGTTCGAGCGCCGCGAATCGCCGCCCATCACCGTGACTATTAACGGGGTCGCTGTTGCGCCTGACGACTGGGCGCTGACCGTCTTCCGCCAAGAAGACACCGTGCGGATCTATCCGCAGGCCAAGGGGCTTGAAACAGTATTCTTCGCCGTCCAAGCAGTCGCCGCGCTGAAGTTCGTGACCGGCCTGTTTATGCCGAAAATACCGACCATGAGCAACAAA